TGGAATCATACCAGCAGATCTCTCTTCATCCATTAACCTATTCTGTTCTGCAATATCCATGTCAGTCTGACGTAAAATCTTACGTCTAATGTAATCAATAGAAAAATATTTTCCAATATAAGGATCAGCACTTGCAACAAGTCCTAATCTATCATTCATTAATTCAGCATCTTTTAACTCTGCAAAATGATTATCATACAAGTAATCGTATTGAATATGATCACTCATCTGTTCCCATTCTTCTGGAGTGCAAATATTTTTAAGAATCAATTGAGTTTTAAGTATGTCATGAAAAAGATTACTAAATCTCTTTCTCATTCTTCCAACAAACTTAGTAAATTTAAGTTCATCTCTTAATATTTCTGATGAACGACCTAAACTAAATCCACTATTATCAGCCAAACGTGATTCTGGAACATTTAAAGATCTGAAAAGTTTCTTTTGGAAATACTCTACATCAGTAAGTTCTCCTAAGTTTTGTCCGCCAGGCAATGTTGATATCTCAGTTCCACGGCCACCTTCACGTCGAGGAAGCCAAAAATCCTCCATCATTGACATGTATTTCTTATCATCACGAATCTCACCTGTGTTTGCATCATAAGTTAATTTATTACGATATCTTGCCATGACTTCACGAAGATATTGCTCTGCCTTTGCCTTTGGTAAATTACCAACGTCAATGTAGAATATTCTTCTTTCTGGAGCTCTTGACAATCTGTAGATAACAAGACTATCTTCAATCATTCTAAGTTGATTAAGTGCCTTGATTGCTTTCTGTAGATAAGAAAGAACAGTTTGTTTATTACGATCTACTAAACCTGATGTGCAATATGCAACGGCATCTTTAGCAAACTTAACTGCATCCTTTTGTTGTCCTGTGACTGCAACAGAACCATATTGATTTTTTTGATATGAATGAGGAGTGTATATAAAATATTCTGTTAAACCTTCAAAATCTGCATTTAGTGGATCATTACTAGCGCCTGGATTATTGCCTGGCGTATATTGAATCGCATTTGCACCACCTTTTTTCTTTTGTTCTCTTACATATTTGATTTTAAGAGCATCAATATATCTAAGTTCCTTAATTCCTTCCTCTGGTTTTTCTAAATCTATAACTTTATGATAATATATTCTTCCATCTACATACCAATTACGAAATATTTCATGTGCTTTTTTATCAAAGTCCAGCATTTCTTTAATATACTGAAACTCTCCACGAATAAGATCTTTAATATTTGGCCCTACATTTAAATTTTCGAGATCAATTTGTATTGGTGAATCATTTTGATCTGCAACTATTGCTTCACATAAGATATCTTCAATCGCAGAATCAACTTCGGGATGAAGTGCCATCTCACGATATCTACGAATTAAATCATATTCTGTTTTAAATACGCCCTCTACATCAAGATATTGCCCATAAAACCCAGACGCCAAATAGTAGTCCGCACCGTCCTCATTATTTCTGGGAACAGGCGAGACTACTGATGGTGCTGGTTTCTTATACGAATCATCAATTGAGAAACCAAATAATTGTGCCATAGTATAACTCTTATACCTTTAAAGGTATTTATATTATAACCTAAACTATGATATAAATCAACTAGTCGTTTAAAGTTAATCCGCCAGCAGTTTGTACTTCATAGAACAAGTAGTTGAATGTTACTTGGAACTCTTCGATTTGATCTGTTGCACCAAAATCAAGAGGAATAGAACTAACTACGTTTGGATAGATTCCTTCAAACTTATAGATTCTTAAATCTCTTTCAGTATCTCCAGGCCCCTCACCTTGTCTAGTTTTCTGAAATACTCTTGCACTTTTTTGATAAACTTCTGGGTTGATTGTACCTTGAGCTGTTTGAATGTCATTAATGGAATTACTCCACTTCTCCATTGCATCTCTGATTAGAAAATCAGTGTCATTGATAATAGTTACTGTCCAAGGGTCAAAAGTACGATCTCCAGCAATTGGAAGAACACGACCTCTGTATGGAACAGGGATGTTTCCTAAGTTTGAAGCTGGTATTTCAGCAGCTTTGACGAGGAAAGGAACTTTATCACTAACAAGACTTTCGTTAATTCCGAGACCGTCTGGGAAGGTGATTTCAACTTCAAATAAATTCGATCTTGCACCACCACCAGTCATTCTGGATCGAAACTCTTGTATGTTCCTGTTTATAAATGTGTCAGCCATTTTCTTTGTTAACTCCTTTTGTTATTTAGTGGGATTAAATTAAACTCGACCTATGACTTCACTGAAGGAAACTCCAGTTCTAGTCGCAACGAATGTAAGACCGATGAAGTTAATTGAACGAGCTGGTTTGATAAAGATGTCAGCCTTAAACTCATTCGCATCAATAACATCAGGTGTATTGTTTGTTTCATCACAAATAACTAAGAAGTCTGAAATACCTCTCTTCGCTTGAACTCCACGAAGGAATGGTTCAACAATGTTACGGAAGTTTGCTCTCGTAATCTCATCGTTAAACTCAAAGAGTTGAGTTCTTGCAGCAACTTCAATTCTTGCCTCTAAGTTCAAGAACAAACGACGTACGTTAATTCTATCAAAGGCAGAAGCAATTGCTAATCCTGTTTTGTCTCCAAAGAGTACAAATCCAGCGCCAGGTGAGAATATAACTGGGTTAATTCTCTTAGTGTAAAGAGTGTCTCTTTGTACTTTGTTTGGATTATATGCAAGTTTAACTGCATTTAAGATGTTTCCTCTTTGTGAACCAGCGGGTGAGAACCAAGGGAACTGTTCCTCAGATGTTCTTGCCATCAATCCAGCAATAACACCATTTAATGGCATAAACTGGAATTTGTTATTAAATCTATCGAACTGATACTTATAACCAGAATCAAATATCGCAAATGATGATGATGTGATCGGATCATAGAACTGAACAACATTATCAGTTTGTGTCTTTGCACTTGTTACGTTAACAGTTGTTTCTCTATTTGGAGAGATGACTGCTAAACAATCTTTTCTTGCCTCTGCAATCGCAATCAATTTGTTTGCTTTTGCTTGTGATTCTGTCTGACTACCTGTAATGCCAGGGCCGTTGAGTAAGAAGTTAACTGCATATTCCGCCTCGTTCTCAAAGATTTCATAACCACCGATTATGTTTCCAAGAGATGTTGAGTAACCACCCTCTGTACTTACACCAGCGTCATCTTTACCACCTTGTCACTCCTAGAGTTTGTTACCTACAAAGTTGAAATCTATATCCTGTGCATCTTGACTCCAAGTATTATCTGTAGTAGATGATGGAGTAAATGCAGTTAGAATACCAGATGCAATTGAACCGTTTCCAGTTGCAATTCCAACAAAGATGTTGTTAGACTGTTCAGAAATTTTATCTTTATAGTAGATTGCATCTCCAAAGGAGTTCTTTGCATCATCTGCCTTTGATAAGAATGTAAACTTCTCAAGAATTGCACCTGTTGCTCCAGAAATCTTTCCAGTGTCATCAACAACTACAACATGAAGTTCATCATTAGAACCATGTCTTGCTGCAGAAAATCCACTTGTGCCTGGTTTTTCAGCAATCTCTTTCCACTGTAATGCACCATTCTTTAACTGAATGTACTGATTATCATACCAGTCATCTACTTGGAAGACTGTTGCACAAGTTGAAATACCAGCATCAGGGTTCGCAATAGTTGAAGAACTACTAGAAAATAGAACGCCAGGGCCAGGTAATGTATTACTTGTTTTTGTTCCTGTTGTAAATGCGAAGATTCCGTCTTCTGTATATGTTACTGGGAAAATTGTTCCAGCAGCAGAAACACGATTTGCAATCTTAACATCAACTGTACTTGCACCAACACCAGTAACAACACCTTGAATATATCCGTCTGCGGTTGATGTTGTGCCTGGGCCGACGATTGTTCCACTGATAGGTTGTGTAACCGCCATACCAACAGTAACGTTTGCTACTACATGAGGAGTAACATGAAGTTGTTGATCTGCAGCACCATCAATGAATGCAACTTTCATTCCGTTTGCATAACTGCCTGGGTTTCTTGCAGCTAATCTGTATGTAACAGCGTCTTCATAATTGTTTTGATAGTCTTCAAAAGATTTAATTTTAAGACTTGAAGTTGATCCAATACCTGTTGGATGTGTTACAGGCATTCCACCTACGTTTGCGTTATTTAAATTTGCACCGTCTGCTCTAACGACTCTTAATATACCACCATACTGTAGATAGTTTGAAGCGGTGTACCAATATTCGTATTGTCTATCGTTTGTTTTTGGTTTTCCAAAAAGATCGATCATATCTTGCTCATTCTCAATAAGCAAAGGTTCTAGTACAGGGCCTCTTTCAAAAGGGCCTACTATTGCACCTGTCTGATCACTTATGGAGTCAATTCTACCAACCGTAAGGTCAACTTCTCTAACCTTAACGCCTGGAGATACTAAACCTATGCCAGCCATGTTTTTCTCCGAGTTCCACGTTTGTTTTACTAAATTTATTTATAAATTGCTACCTCTCCAAATGGGGAAACATGACGTGAACACTACCAATCAGGATATGTATCTACTAATTCTTTTCTTTTTCTATTCTCAGATACTCTTTTAATTGAACATCTTTTACACTCATATGCGTATGCTGATGGCACATTTCCCCTGTCTTTTCTAGTTTTATAAAAATCATTCATCAATTCTTTTGTCTCACCACATATCTTACATTTTCTCTGTTCAAAGAGTAAATGTTCTAGTCCAAACTGATCTTCTAGGTTCATCAAAACCATCTCCAAGGTAACATTGACATACCTAACATATTTAATACTGGTTCAAATGCCAGTGCAATTAATGTAAACATTAAAACTTCTATAAAGAATTGTTTCCATAAAGGTTGTTTTAACTTCCATTCTTTAAACTTGTTTGGTTTTCTTGCACGATCATATGCTCCTGATTTTTCACCAATGAGATCTGCCCACCAACTTGGGTCAACAATATTCCCTAATAATTTTAAAAGTCTAATCATCTATAATCCCACATGTAAGAACGATCACCGTATTCGTCGGCGTACCAACGATCTCCATCACCATCAACAAAACTCTCATCATCTCTTCCATCAACAATAAATCCAAACGGTGACATATCTTGTTCGATCTGATCTCTTTGGTCTTCATATATTCTTTTTCTTACATCCTGATCTGTGAGTTCTTTAAAATAATCCTGTTGAACTAACCATGCATATATTACCAGACACATGGCAAGGTCATCATTACATCCTTCTTCTGCTTCAAATGAGTTATGTTTTTGTATGAA